GCAGTTCGGGTCAGTCCAAGGGTCGATCAGAACGTGTCGTTGAGGCGCACGTTGACGGTGCCGCTGGGGTTGGCAGCCGCAGTGACGGCCACCCCGATCTTGGTGTTGCCAGAGGCTGTGGACGTGACCACCTTGGCGGTATCATCCCAATAGACAGCAGCGCCCAGGGCGAACACGTTGGCCGACACCTTGGGCATTTCAAACACCCCAACCGTTACCAGATCGACAGCTTCGCCACGGGTCGTGGCCCCGGCTGCGATGCCAAAGATCAGGCCCGCCAGAACGCCCTGACCACTCGGGATGGTGGCCCCGGCGGTGATGGTGATGTTTTCACCCTTTTGCACATAGTTCTTCATGTTATGTTTCTTTCGAACAATTGAAATAGACGACTCGTCTTGGCCGCTGATTCAGGGCAGCGATTTCTGCATCCAATACGGCCAATGCGCGGGCCATTTCCGAGTCAGAACGATATTCGATTTCTTCGCCGTTCTGGTCGCGCACCCGCCTTGCACCGGTCATTCGGGCGGCGAATAAATCCACCCGAAAGGTTTGTAGTTGCTCTGCGGTTGCCATGGATCAATCACCCGGATTGAAGAAAGCACCGCGCCAATCGACAACACGAGCACCGAAATCAAGCACGACTCTCATTTCCATGCCCAATAAATCCTACCCTTCACGGCTGGCCATTTGCGGCCCTTGGGCGCTGGACAGATAGGCATATTCCAGACAGGGCAGGATTGCCGGATCTGCAAAGATATACCACCATTCGTCTGTGATCCGGGGTTCGACAAGCAATTGAAGCTCTCCGGCGAATGGATTGGTTTCTGCAAACGTGGTGGCGTTGATCGGCGTCTTGCCGTCGAGTCCCACAATTTGCCGCATGGCTTTGCGCGCGTCATCCAATGGGCCGATATCGCCCGATGATCCAAGCGAAAGGCCGGTGCCGATATTGCCGTGATCGAAGTCAAACAGCGGTTCGCCGTCTTCATTCATCACGGGGTTGGACAGCAGCAAATCCACCAGCAGCTTGTTTTCGGTTTCAGCCGCCATTCGCCCTGCGGTGCGCGCCCAATCGGCAAAAGCGCTAAGTCCACCGTTGTACAGAGATTGGCGAGGAATGCCGAATTGCGTGGCGTAGATTTCCAGCTTGCAGGACTCGGACGTTTCGCCCCGGCTGGTCTGGGTGATTTCCCCGCTTTCCGTAACCTTTTTCAAAAGGCCAATGTCGCTCAATTTGAGTTTGGTGGCAGGTCGGAAATCTGTGAGGGTTGCAGACCTCGCAAGAGTCGTTTTCACCGGGCTTGCAGCATTGGTATAAGCCCCATCAGAGTCCGATTTCCGATGCTGACCAGCAGGCCCGGAAAATCGCTTGTGGTGTGCATGGCCGCGCGAAAGTGTGTATCGGGGTCCATGCCACGAGTCGACTGCCCAGAGGCTTCCACAGCGGCGCGGGCGTGATCGCGCAGGCTTTCCCCCATGAACGGACGTGCCGCCTCTGTGGGTGCCGTGCCAGTGACGCGGGCGAACAGGGCATCGGCCCGGCGAGTCATCTGTAAAGCCGGGTCATCGCCCCGGGGGGTGTGGGTGCGAATGACAGGGGTGGCACGGCCACGGGTCTGCATCGCCTCAAAGGCTTCTGCCCGCGCCTCGGTGATCGAAAGGTCACGGTCGATCATGTCATCGGCCTGTTCCGCCGTCAAATTGGCAGAACGGCAGGTTTGCCGGATTGCGGCCTGAGTCTGTGCTTGGGCGCTTTGCGTGATGATAACCGGAGTCGTTTGTTCCGGCGTAATGAATGGTTCGGGCATGACTGCACTCCTGATTTTGACCCCCTTATCGCCGGGCACTGGTACGAAAGAAATTTCAGAGATTACCGGATCGACAGTGACGACAGCCCGCCCGGTTGCGGGATCAGTTGAGAGGACAGAACGGCCCGCCGAATATCCAATGCTGGCGGAATCAACGATTCCGTCTTCGATAGCATCCATCAGCCATTCGGCCCGCTTGGCAATCTGCACGTCAGCCCAAAGGCCAACGGAGTCGATACCAGCGCCGATGACACGCCCCTCCAGATGGTCAAGGTCATCCTGTCTGTGGGTGTTCAGGACCGGCAATCCCATGATCGCTTGCGGGTCAGGAAGGTTCAGCCGTTCAATGGTGCCACCACGCATGACGGCAGCCCCGGTGGACACGGTGACGCGAACGGTGCGGGCTTCCCGATTGAGGGAATTTGCAGCCACACCAGCCCGGCGTGTCAGCAGTTCAAGAGTATCGGCCACGGGGCTTTTTCCTTCTGTGGATGGTCATGGTTTCAGGGTCAAACACCTTTGTTGCCTTTTCCAGATTCACTGTCAGGCGCGGCTTGGGTTTCTTCTTTCGGGGCTGTGGTATCGGCGACTCTTTCGGCGCCGATTTCTTCAATGCCGTATCCCCTTTCGGCAATCAGCTTGCGTCTTGACGTCAATCCGGCCTCCAATTCTGCAATGTTGCTTTGAGCGGTTTTATAGGGATCCACCTGTTGGAACTTTGGCGGAAGAAAACTTGCCGACAAATAAGCCCGCGGGTTCCGTTCGAAATCGGAAGTGGCTATGTCCCTATTGAGAGTTTCGAATGTGATTACCTGTTTCCAGATCGGAAGCAATAGCTGGGGAACAAAGACTCCGAATTGAATCTGCTCGGTTCTCTGGCGGAATGGGAGTAAACCGGCGCGCAAGGACGAATAATTGGCATCCGTCAAATCGCCACTGACCAGTTTTTCCGGCAATCCGAGTCCCGCTGCAAGCTGTTGCAATTAGAGCTGGATAAAGGCACTCAGTTCTTGCGTTTGGCAGGGGCTGTTGAATTTGATATCTTCCCCAAAACTCAATCGGTGCAGACCACCGGGGGTGATTCCACTCATTACATCAGACTCAGTTTCGTATGGTTTCGCTGTGGTGCCATTTAGACTGGTGATGAAACCCGAGTGCATCACGGCTACTTTCGCCCCAAGCAAGATCGCATCAAGCAACTGGTCAAAGTCGCTGGGCCCCAAGATAACGGGCGCGATCCAGCCAATGCCGCGCGTCTGCCCCGGTGCCAATGGTTTGAACACATGAATGATTTGATCGGCAGGGTATCGCAAGGGCATTTCATAGATTGCAAAAACATCTGTCGACTTTACCGGCAGAATCCAGTACGCAACCCGTTGCCCATCGAAATTGTTTTCGATGCCCTGCACGATATTGGCACCACCTCCCAAATCGCGAGTCAATGTGGCATCCACGAATTCACCTGGGAACAACCGAAGTTGCGGGCCATCGACTGTTGTGATGATCTGGATAAAGGATTCGCCATCAATGACCAATGACCGGGCGATATCGGCCATCAGCCCCCAGTAATCCGTCCTGCCATCGGCATCACACTCTTTGCCCAGATTTCATGTTATGCGGTCAGGTCAGCCGGAACGGTCGCGTCGGGGTACTGGGGTGTGGGAATGATTCCCGGCCCCACCAATGACCCAACCCAATTCGCCACAGCCCGCGATATCCATGGATTGTTGATTGCCAGATAGCGGGCACGACTGCGCACGGTATGCCCGGCAGCAGCGGTTTCCGGGCCGATACGCCCGAACGTCCCGAATCCATGCCCACGCCTGCCACCAGCAGCAGCTTCGAAACGCCGGGTCCGCTGTGCTGGTGCCGGGGGCACGACGCGCGCAAGGATTCGGGAAAACAGGCTCATATCAGTTCGCCTTGCCGCGCATGACATGCAGGGCGATTGGGTCCAGATCGCAGGCCCAGACAGAACGGCGCAGATAGGACTCGTTGGGCAGGTGAAACCGGGTGCCGCTGTTGGAGTCGATGTGGCGCACACGGGCGGTATAGGCCACGGCCCCGGTTTCGGTGCTGCGCAGAGTCAGCACTTCAAAGCCGAAACCACTGTGGCCTGACATGACACCGCGCATCACCCATGTGAGGGGCTTGGGGGCCGGGGCTTCCTGCCCATTGAGGTCAGACTCATACCAAGAGTTCAGGGCCAGCAGGGCGGGTTGCACCACTTCATCGGCGCCAAGCCCGGCCTCGCGCATCCGGTGCAGGATCGCAGCGGCGAACACCTGATCGGCCCGGAACAGGTACGGCTTGCGGCCATCGCTGGTCAGCCGCCCATAGGGATGCAGACGGCCCGTCATGGTGTTGTTGCGGAACCATGCGGCGGCTTGCTTAACGGTAAAGCCCGGCTCTGCAAGGGCGATGGCGGCTTGCTCTGTGGTGATGCCCTTGATGTTCTCCACCTCGGGAACGATGAACGGCCCGCCATAGTTCAGGTCTGTGTCTGTACTGTGCATTTTCAGGCTCCATGGATTGATTCCATATGAAATATCATCTGGAATAAAATGGAGTCAACATATTGATTTATTTGTAGTATTTAGCAAGACCTTCAAAGAATCGATTGATAATCATCTGGAGCCAAGTGTAGATGTGCAGTGCCGGGGTTTTGTGTTTGCCCCGGTATCAACAGTCAGGGGGGGGGAGGCGAACACCCCTCGCTCCATTCTTTTGAAGACACCGGAACCGACATTCCCCAAGTGGCATGCCGTTCGACGCCAAAATCACCTAAATCCGCTTGCCGATCAAGCGTTTTGGGCCCTGAGCGGCGTTTGCGTGCGCCAGAACGTTCGAATGCGGGCAGGTCGGGC